GTATCAAATGGAAGTGAGCTAAGATTTGTTGGATACGCATCAACAAACACAATTTCTTTAGCTACGTTATTATGACTTGTTAGTATTTGCAATGTTAGATCACGAGTTTTCTTAGAAGCCTTTGTATTATCACTTTCAGATACCATACCAAACATCCAATCATGAATCTCGATATAGTTCTTAAGATACTCGTCAACAAGAAATGTTACCTCAAATGCACCGTAATCTACTTTATCTGGTGGCGCAGTGATATTTCTTGTTGGTGTGAAGAATGTTGCTCCAGTGATGGACATATCAGGTAATGCTAAAGTCTGGATAGTATATTCCACATTAGGGAATTTTAGTTTATCCATAGCAAGACGGAACGAAATGCCATTCGCAAATGATAATGTTTCGTTTACTGTATTTGTTTGTTCAACGTTGAAGTTGACTGATTTTTCGTATGGCATATTTAAACCCCAATGCTAAGATTATAGCTTTATTTATAAGGCATAAAAAAAGGCAGCCCGTAGGCTGCCTTAAAGTTTAAATCTCAGAGAGATTATGCAGAGCCAAGGATGTTTGATACCTTGAAGATGCGGTAGTAGCTGTTTGCACGGTTAGCGCCAGTATCGTTAGAAGCAGTTGCTCCAACGAATGGGTTAGCAACCATACCGTAGCGAGTCTTAAAGCCGATTTTTGGCTGGAAGGTATTTTCACCAACAGCACGAACCATAGTCAATGGTACATATGGGCAATAGAACAAGCCAGCGTCGTATGCAGATGTACCTTTGTAACCAATGTTTACATAGTTAACAGTTGCATATGGATCGATGTATACTTTAATACCACCTGACAAAGTACCAGCAAAAGTAGTACCTGTGTCATCAATGTTCAAACCAGCATTGCCAGCAAGAGCAGGAGTATAGTCAAGCATACCTGTTGCAGACAATGCAGCAGCTACGTCAGAAGATACGATCATGAAGTTACCTTTGCCGCGACGTGTGTCTTTAGCAATTGCATTAGCTTCACGCATGATTTGTACAAGTAAACCTTTGTACTTCTCAGCTGACCAACGGCCATCTGCATCTGTATCAAGATCGAATGTACCACCAGTTGTCAAATCAGCTTGTTGTGCGCCCAATTTTGCTTTAAGGTTAACAGTGCGAACTACTTCACGGTTAATCTCTGCAAGAATTTCTGCAGACAAGATGTTAGCCAATTCTGATTCAGCGTCTAGGCCGTGTACAGCTTTAAGGTCTTGTGCAAGCTCCATAGTGTACTCAGCTTTCAAAGCACGAGACTTTGCAGTCACAGTAGCTTTTTCGATTGAGAACGCCATTTCAGCAAAAGAGTTAGAGCCTGAATCACCTAGGGCTTCAGAAGCTGCAGTAGACATACCAGTACCTGGTGCATACTCGTGTACAGTATCTGTATCAGCAGCATCTACGCCAGTAGCCAAGTCACTTGCGAATGGATCGCTAGAACCAGTATTCAAGTCACCTGAACCGATACCAGAGAAAGATGTATCTGCTTCAGAGTGTAGTGCTTCTGTACCAGTTTGGCTTGTGTAGTTTGACTTCATAGCGAAGATCAGACCAGTTGGACCAGACATTGGCTGAACACCAGCAATATCATATGCAATCAAGTTTGGCATTGCGCGACGAACTAGTGAGATCAAGATTGGATCCCAGTTGTCAATGCTTGAACCAGTTGCGTTAACAGGTGCAGCTTCTGTCAAAGAGAAAGACTGATGTCCACGCTCTTCAGCAAGGGCTTTTTCAGTGTTTTCCAAAAGAGCTGCAGTTACGTTTTTGCGGTGTTGATCCGCGAATTGTGGAGCTTCAGAGGCATCAAGTACTGGACCCCATTTTTCCATCAAGTTTTGATTTTTGAACATTTTATGTTCTCCTTAAGTGTGTTATGTGTTGCTAAGTGCTTTAAGATACGCAGCCATACGTGGAGATGTAGATGTTTCTTCTACAATCGCTGTATCCTCTGCGATAACTTCAGTTTTTGCTTCTTTAAAATATGACTCTTTGATAGTTGCCACTTTCGCTTTGAAAGATGCAGCATCATTGAAATCAGTATCTTCAACAAGCGACTTAAGCTTTTCAGCTTGTGCTTCTGAAAGACCAGTAGATGATTCACGGATAATTGCTTCACGAGCCAGTGTATTTACTGATTCGGTAAGCTTAATGTTATCATCGATCTTTGCATTCAAGTTTTCTTCCAACTCATCAATCTTAGTAGACATTTCGTCAACTAGATCAACTTTGCTATCAGGTACTTGGATGTAATTCTCGGTGAAAACGCCATGAAGTGCAGACATAAAGTTTTCAGCAATTTCGGTACGAAGACCGGATTCGATTGCAACTTTATTATCTTCCATCCATTGTTCTACAACGTAATTGAGGTAGCCATCAACCTTCTCAACAAGATCAGCTTGGATTGCAGTAGTTTGTTCAGCAAGTTCTTCACTATATTGCTCTTCCAACCGTGCAACGTGTGTGCTTAGTTTTGATTGCAATGCAGCTTCAAAAATTACTGATGCTTTGTCACGAAATCCTTCAGACAAAGTTGCTTCTGAATCAACAAGTGCAGTTAGGTCTTCTTCGAAGATACCTTCTACTTCTGCTGTTTCTTCTGCTTCTGTATCTTCATGCATACCTTTATATGCAGCTTGAAGATCAGCTTTCTTCATCTTCGACATTTTAAGTGACATAGCATTGATCATACCTGCTTTTGTCTTTGGCTCAGGCTGTTGTGCAGGTGCAGATTTCTTAATCTCTGCTCCAGCTGTATCAGCAGCTTTTTCGCCATCAACTTCAGGTGCAACCGTAGCTTCATCCAGGATGTCCTCGCTAGAAACTTCAACGTTTTCAACGGATTCATTCTGGAGTTCTTCAGCATTGATGTCATCTAATTTATTATCAGACATTTGTTTATTCTCCTAATGAGTTAAAGTTTTGAGAGGAAATCTTTAAAAGCTTTCATCTGATGATCTGGCGACCCTACAGACACTGCTTCTTTTATCTCTGTCTCGAACTGTTCAATTTCTTGCGCTTTTAGGACTCCTTTATCCCAAAACCAATCAACACCCTCCATAATTCCATTGACAAATGCCTCTGGAGCAGAAGGGTCTTGTACGATATCAACAGTTGCTAGAACGAAGTCATTATTAACAACGTTTACACCGTTTTTATTCGCAAGACTACCCATACCACGACTTGAAACACCAAGCTGCACACCACCTTCCATCAGACCTTTTACAATCTGACCCATAGGAGTATCCAGAATTAGTGCTTTACCCACAACATTATTTCCTTCCCAACGGAGATCAGTAATTTTGTGAGATACTTTATCCAAATTAATGGTAGGACCTTCTGGGTGATTTAATTCACCTACGGCTCTACCTTTGGAAACTTGTTCGGTCATGTATTTATCAACTGCGGATTTCATAGTATCCATAGGATATACACGGCCGTTCCGATTTTTCTGATCAGCTTGCATGAAGATACCTTCAATAACATAGCTTTTCTTACCGTCAGCTTTCGCCTCGGTAATATAGTTTAGTTCTTGTTCTACATATTCACTAATCAGTTTCATCGATTATTTCTCCATAAGCTTAGTAAAATCATTTATAGCTTTTTCTGCTTCTTTGGCATTTTTAAAACTATCCAGCTTGTCACCATCAATATATCCAATAAAGGAGGAACCTTTTTTAGTAATGATAGCTTCGTATTTATTTTTACCAACCTTAAATTTCTTTATTTGTTTTTCGCCTTTTGGAGTCTTTAATGCTTCACTCAGACTCGTCGTTCTGATCTGGCTGAATGACTTCATCTTGTTCTCCATGCTCTGGCTCTGAATCATCAAAGTCCATTTCTATTTGTTCTTCTTGACCAAATGCGCTTTGACCTAACTCAATTTTACGAGCATCCATAGCACTGTTAATTCGGTCTTGCATCAATCCAGTAAACATATCCGAAGCAGCAACATTATCGCCTGCGCCTAGGGATGTAATTAAATTATTAATATCAGTCATAATATCCTCTTGCTTATTATTTATACAAATTTAAATCTCATCTTCAGGCTCTTCATTTGAGCCCTCATCTTCGATTTCTTTATTAAGTTCTTCAATGTCCTCATCGGACTGCATTAGAACATTCTTGCGTACCCATGTTGTAGAGTAGTATTTACCAACAAACTCATCGATCTCACGTAGGGTACCAATTTTCTCACGTAGTATCTCAGCATTTTTAAGTTCAGCAAAATGTGTATCTTGCAAGAAGTCAAAGTTAATATTGTCCTTTACTTCTAGCCATTCTTCTTCGGTAAGAATACCTTTAAGAATAAGCTGAGTGCGAAGTAGATCAACAAAGATTGCTGCAAACTTCTTACGAATACGTGAGATAAACTTCTGGAACTTAAGTTCATCACGAGTAATCTCAGATGAACGACCTAGTGAAAACTGTGCTTCTTGCTCTAAACGAGAAGCTGGAACATTTAATGACTTATATACTTTCTTTTGGAAATATACAATATCATCAATCTGACCTAGATTTTCACCACCAGGTAGTGTTGTGATTTCAGTACCTCTACCACCTTCACGGCGAGGTAACCAGAAATCTTCAAGCATTGACATATGCTTACGGTCATCTTTCATCTCACCAGTATTAGCATCATAAACCATCTTATTACGATAGTTATTCATGATACCTTTAACATACTCTTCAGCTTTACCTTTTGGTAAGTTGCCTACGTCAATATAGAAGATACGACGCTCAGGAGCACGGGCTAAACGATAGATTACTAATGAATCTTCCATCATGCGGAGCTGGTTAATTGGCTTCAACGCTTTATGAAGATATGATAATACTTTCTTACGGCTAGGATCTAGCACGCCTGAAGTAACATAACA